CAAAGACCCTGAGGTATCCAACGTGACCACCTTGACACTGCTTAAGAACCGACCAGCATCACAGACAGGCTTCGCTGGACAGGTTAAGTTTGATCCCGAAACATTCACACTTGAGGAGTTCACCTAATGAAGATAGCACTGGCAGACATAGAGACAACAGCGTTGCCAGAGGCTGACCACTTCCATTGTGGGGTGGTCAAACGCCTCGACACTGGTAAGACTACAGTCTACACCGACCTACACAAGATGATGAAGGAGAACCAAGGGGTGCGTTGGGTGTTCCACAATGGGTTAGGTTTTGACGGCCCAAAGATCAACCAACTGCTGGGTTATAAGGCTATCAACCTAACAAAAATCTTAGACACCTTCGTCATCAGCAGGTTGGTGAACTACAAGAGGTTCCGTACACACGGGCTGAAGGAGTGGGGACTACACCTAAAGGTAATGAAGGATGACTATACAGGTGACTTCGCTGAGCTAACACAAGACATGATCGACTACTGTATCCAAGATGTCGTGGTGCTTGAGGCTGTCTGGAAGGAGTTAGAACCATACGTCATGGACCCTAAGTGGGCCAAGGCTATGCGACTTGAACACGACACTGCTATCATGGCTCAGGCTATGAGTAACACAGGGTTCAAGTTCAACATAGCTAAGGCCGAGTCCATGCTGACCGAGGTGGAGGGAGAGATGAAGGTGCTTGAAGATAGCTTCCTATTGTCCTTCCCACCCAAGCTGGTCGAGACTAAGCGAATCAAGATGAGGTACAAGAAGGATGGTAAACTATTCGCCCCAGTACTTAAGGCTATGGCTGAGGCACCTAAGGTGGAGCAAGACGAGGAGACGGGTGAGTTAGTATGCTTTGGTTATAAATCATTCAACCCTGCCTCACCCCGCCAACGTGTTGATGCCTTATGGGATGCTAAGTGGAAGCCTACCGTTAAGACAGCCGGGCACAAGAAATTCCTAAGAGATAAACGCAGGGAAGGTATAGTAGATAAAGATCGTGAGGCTATCTTCAAGAGGTATGGTTGGATGTGTAACGAGGAGAACCTCAACACCCTACCTAGCTCAGCACCTAAGGCTGGACGTGACCTAGCTCAGTGGCTTACACTAGAGGGTAGACGATCTTCCTTAGCTGAATGGCTAGGTGTAGTGAACAGAACGGATGAAAGGATTCACGGTAGGTTCTGGCACATAGGCTCATGGACAGGACGTATGTCTCACACCCACCCTAATGCTGCTAACATCGCAAGCCCTTTCCACGGCCAACCTAAGACACCTGTGGAGGACATCAAGGCAAGGTATGACGCTGACATGCGAGCACTTTGGATGGTTGAGGATGGTAACCTGCTTGTCGGTACTGATGCAGCAGGTATTCAGCTACGTATCCTCGCACACTACATGAAGTCAGAGGCTTACAGGAGTGCTATCTTAGACGGCAACAAGGATGATGGGACAGACATCCATAACCTTAACAGGAAAGCACTGGGCCACGTGTGTAAGGACAGAGACACAGCTAAGACTTTTATCTATGCTTGGCTGCTTGGTGCTAGTATCCCTAAGATAGCTGAGATACTAAGCTGTAGTATACCTAAAGCTAGTAAGGCTGTTGACAATTTCCTCGCTGCACTACCTGAGTTGAATAGGGTTAAGTCCTTGCTCATACCTAAGGATGCAGCGCGAGGTTACTTCATAGGTCTTGATGGTCGTAAGGTTAAGTGCGACAGTGAGCATCTGATGTTGGCTGGTTACTTACAGAGTGGTGAGTCAATCATAATGAAGCGATGGATTATTGAATGGAAGAAGCTGGCTGATGTGCAACGCATCAAGTATAAGCTGGTTGACTTCGTACATGATGAGACACAGGTTGAAGTCCCTAACATGGAGGAAGCAGAGAAACTACAACGGGTGCAGAAGATAGCTATGGATAGCCTAACTAAAGACCTTGACTTGTTCTGCCCTATGGACGTAGAGTCCGACATAGGAGAGAACTGGCGAGAGACCCACTAACAATAGGAGGACAACAAATGGAGTACTACTTAACTCAGGCTTTCACAGGAGGTCTTAACGAGGTGTTGGATGAACCCTTTCCGACCCTATTCTCAGCGGCTAGATTCACAGTCGAAGGCCATGGAGATGGCTCTGGGTTCTGGGTAGTTAAGTGTCACTACCTCATCTCACCTAACGCTGCACCAGTAGACTGCACACTTGAGTTACACACCAAGTGTGTTGAAGAGTTCTTAGAACTAAACCTAAAGGAACCACCTCAACTTATATATGGGGAGTTCATGGACAACTATATCTATAATGATTACTATGGTGAGTGGTTCGAAAGAGACTAAATAGTTGTTGACGAATGACCGTTAACATGCTATAATATTAGTATAACACATCAAAAGGAATAGCAACATGGCTAAGACAACACGACTAGTACTGACAGGAACAGCACAGTACGCTAAAATCTTTGAGGGTAACCGCGACATGGATGGTTACGAAGGTGCTTACAAGGAACATGGCGGTGCTTACACCATCGACGTAGTACTTGACTCAGACGAGTACGCTAAGCTACGTGCCACTGATACAATGAAGAAGGGTGTGGTAGTTGACGATGGTGTCAAGGTTAAGTTCATCCGTAAGCATGACTTGAAGTTCACCCTTACGGATGGCACTGTGATAGACAATGGCGGTGAGCCTGAGATGTACGGCCCTGACGGAGAGCCTTGGGACATTGACAAGGATGGTTTGATCGGTAACGGCTCGAAGGTTAAGGTCTACCTATCTGTCTACAGTACGTCCCGTAAGGCTATCTTCGGCACACGTCTTGAAGGTGTAAAGGTTATCGACCACGTTGAGTTCGGTGGGTCCGGGACACCGTCAGGTGGTATTAATTCTTGGGAGGACGCCTTAGAGTCTGATGGGATACCTTTCTAAAAGACACCGTAAGGGTAACCCTATGGCCAAAGACTTAAGGCAACCTAAGTACAGGCAAAGGGTTATCCGACTCAAGAACAAGAAGCTATATAGAAAGAGGAAACATAAATGACTATTGATACATTAGTGCAGGACATATACGGGGTGATAGACGGCAACGGCCTGTGGGATATGACCAATAGTCACCACCTCGGTCAAGACATCGAGACTACTACCTACCGTAGGCTAGGTAAGGATAACCAACGTGATCCTCTTGCACGTGGAGGGCTTAGGATGAGTAACCTAGGTCAGCCATGCACACGTAAGCTATGGTATACCTGTAACCTCCCTGCTTCTGACGCTGAGCAACTACGTCCATCGACTAAGTTTAAGTTCCTATACGGCGACTTACTTGAGGATGTTATCATCAACCTAGTTATAGCAGCAGGGCATGAGGTTACAGGGTTACAGGGTGAGATGTCTATTGATGGTATCAAAGGTCACCGCGACTGTGTGATTGATGGTATGACAGTGGACGTTAAGACTGCGTCACCATTTGCCTTCACTAAGTTCAAGAAGGGTGAGCTACGTGGTGAGGGTAAGGATGCCTTTGGTTACATCGGTCAGCTATCTAGTTATGTTTACGCAGCTAAGGATGACCCACTAGTAACCGACAAGAAGCGGGGTGCTTTCCTAGCTGTCGATAAGGTGTCCGGTGAGATATGTCTTGACATCTACGACTTCACTAAGGAGATAGCTGAGAAGGAGGAGACAGTCAAGCGTATCAAGGCTGAGGTTAACGCCTCTGAACCACCAGCTAGAGCCTTTGAGCCTGTGGCTGACGGTAAGCAAGGGAACATGAAGCTACCTGTTAACTGTAGTTACTGTGACTTTAAGAAGCACTGTCATCCGGGATTGCGTACCTTCCTGTATAGTGGTGGGCCACGCTTCCTAACTGAGGTGGTTAAGAAACCCTTCAACAAGTACGGACCAATACGGGAGGCTTACTAATGAGTACGGTAAAGAGTAAAGCAAGACAAGCCGCCCTTAAGTATGGGTACCGTAGCGGTCTGGAGTTAGACACAGCTAGGTACCTTAAGGACAGGAAAGTTAAGTTCACCTACGAGATCCAGAAGATTAAGTGGGATGACTTCAAAGTAAGAACCTATACCCCTGACTTCGTGTTAGAGAATGGTATCATCATTGAGACTAAGGGGCGTTTCGTAGGCAAAGACAGGGCTAAACACCTATCAATTCGTAAGCAGTATAGCGATAAGTACGACATTAGATTTGTGTTCACTAACCCTAAAGCTAGGCTAAGTAAAGTATCTAAGACAACGTATGGTGACTGGTGTGACAAGCATGGATTTAAGTATGCACACAAGACCATCCCAGATGAATGGCTAAAGGAGTGAACAATAATGACTAGACGTATAGTAGCTGGACCTTACAGCAGCAAGGACATTGAACCACCTGAGGACGGTGACTTCTGGTTCCTTATCGTAGCAAACGGTGACATCATTGATGAGGAGGTACTATTCTCCACCATGGATGAGGCACTAATCTTCAAAGACCTACTAGAGAACGGGGAGGAGAGTAAGTATTATGACTAAGACAGCAGTAGTATTAACGTGTGCTCACGCCTCACCTGAGGTAAGCAAAGAACGCTTCACCCTTCTAGGTAAGTTCCTGTATGACCTACGTCCTGACTATGTGGTGGACCTAGGTGACGGGGCTGACATGAAGTCTCTTAACTCTTACGACACACGTAAGCCTAAGGCATTGGTAGCTCAGTCATATGAGGCTGACATTAACCACTATAACGATTCTCAGGAACGTATCCGTCATTACTTTAGGAAGAATAAACGTAAGCGTCCAGCCTTCTACGGGTTTGAAGGTAACCACGAACATCGTATAGCCAAGGCTATCGAGACCGACCCCCGCCTAGAAGGTACTAAGTTTGGCATATCCTTCTCACATCTTAACACTAATAAATGGTTTGATGAGTATCATGAATACATTAATGGCGCACCAGCAATCCGCTCTTACGATGGTGTCTCTTATGCTCACTTCATTGCTTCTGGGAACTATGGCAGTGCTCTTAGCAGTGTCCATCATGGTCATGCACTCGTACACAAACTGGGCTGTTCTACCACCGTTGGCCATTCTCATAAGTTTCACTTCTATCGTAAGGCTGAGTCTCGTCCTTATCCAACTCAGGGTTTGGTTGCAGGTTGTTTTAAAGGGGCAGATGAAGCATGGGCAGGTCAAGCCAACCGAGAGTGGACTAAAGGCGTGGTCATTAAGAGAGGACTAGAGCACGGCAACTACGATTTACAGTGGGTGTCTTTAGCTCAACTACAACGGGAGTATGGATGATGCCAACTGAAACTGAACACCGTATCCTTATGTTGCTTGACAGCTATGGGTTAGAGTTATTACTTAAACAGAACGACATCGAGGAGTCAACGGTATTGCTTATGTTAAGCAACGTAGGTCTCTTAGATATAGATGACTACTGGTACCAAGACTTAGATGATGATGATGATGGCGAGGAGGAAGATGAGGATGACTACTATGAATGATTATCAGGACATGGCGTGTAGCTTTGCTATCTACCCAGAGGACATGAGGATCGTCTACCCCACACTAGGTTTAGTAGGCGAGGCTGGTGAAGTAGCTGAGAAGGTTAAGAAGATGATCCGTAAGGACGGTGAGCTTGACCTTAAGGCTACAGCTAAGGAACTAGGGGATGTCCTCTGGTACATAGCTAACCTAGCTAATGATCTAGGCTACTCACTGGAAGATGTAGCTCAGATGAACATAATGAAACTAACAAGCCGTCAAGAGCGTGGCGTTATCAAAGGAAATGGCGATGATAGATAAAGAGTACGGCCCAACACTAGGGGTAAGCAAAGAGATTCACGCCCTAAAGT